CGACGTTCTGCGACGAAGCGATCGATACGCAGATTGAAATCGACTATCAGCTGTCGCAGGATGGTCGCGGGCTGAAGTACACGTCCGATCCAACGCTGCTCATCAAGGAACCGGCGTTCGGCGAACAGGGGCCGACAACCAAGGGCGCTGCCAACGCGATCAAGGTCAGCGAGAACGGCGACGCCAAGTTGCTGGAGATCAACGGCACTGGTAGCGCTGCGGTGATCGAGTACATCAAGTACCTACGCGAAATCCAGCTCGAAACGCTGCACGGCAATCGCACCAGCCCGGAAAAAATGTCCTCGGCCCAGTCCGGCCGTGCCATGGAGCTGATGAACCAGGCGCTGGTATGGCTTGCCGATCGGCTCCGCATCAGTTACGGAGAAGGCGGGCTCCTGGAACTGCTGCGCATGATTGCGAAGGCGGCTGACAAGTTTGAGCTCGTCTTCAAGGATGGCGACAAGGTCGGCACGTTCGACATCAAGTCAGGAATCAGCCTGCGCTGGCCGGCATGGTACGCGCCGACGATGCAAGACATGCTGACGCGCGCCACCACGCTCTCAAAATTGTGCGATTCAGGTCTGCTGAGTCGTGAAACCGCGATCAAGATCCTGGCAGCGGAATACGACATCGAAGACGCCGCTGCCGAAAAACTGCTCGCAGATGCGGATATGAAGCAGCGCAACGAAGAAGCGCAGAAGAAAGTGCAGATCAACGAATAACCCGGCTTGATGCCGGAAATCAACCAGGCCGCTCGATGCGACCTTTTTCATTGGAGAGGCTCGATGCCGAACCTGTTGCGCCAAATGATGATGCAGGCCCGTTTGATGGAAGGCGAACCCGGAACTCCTGGTGGTGGTCCTGCTACGCCAGTTACACCGCCTGCTGCACCTGTCACGCCACCGGCCAAGACCGGCAATCCGCTGCTCGACCTTCCCATCGAGGAAGTGCCTGACCAGTGGCGTGAACACGCACGTGAACTGCGTCGTGAAAACGCAAGTCTCCGCGAGAAAACGAAGTCGATTGATGAAGCTGCGGCGCAGGCAAAAATCGATGAAGCGGTGCGCAAAGCCGTTGAAGCGCAAGAAACCAAGACGAAAGCGATCATCGACGCCGAGCGTGAGGCCTCACACCGCCGCATCATCAACTCCGAAGTTAAGGGCGCCGCCCTGTCGATCGGTCTCCAGGATGCTGATGCGATCAAGTTGATCGACATTTCAAGCCTGAAGGTAGACGAGAACGGCGAAGTGGCCGGCGTCACGGAACTGCTTGCCGCTTTCAAGACGGCCAAGCCGTACCTCTTCAAGGAAGCGCCTGCGCACAGCAGCAACCCGAATCCGCCTCCGCCTAAAGCGAAAGTGGAAACGTTCGATGCCCGCAAGGCTACGCCTGAAGAGCGCGCAGCCAAGGCGAAAGAACTCGGTATCTCCAACAGGGAACGCTAGATCCGGTATCTGGCCTCACCCGCTTTGATCTGAGCCCGCCGCGCGCGGGTTCTTTGCTTTATTGCCCGACAGCCCTGGTGGCGAGGGGAAAGACCCTTACCCAAACCATACAGGACTCACCATGGCATTGAATAACCTGCCGACCGCACTGCAAAGCGCGATTCAGCTCGGCTTCCTTGAACACCGCTTTGGCCTGCCGCTGAAGGCAAAACTGGGCTTCCGCTCCATTGCCGACCGCGAGCCGTTCACCGCCAACATCGGTGAAACGATCACCAAGACCCGTACCGGTCTGCTGCCGGTCATCACGACCCCGATGGCGCCGGCTGCCAACTCGGACTTCACGTCCGGACTCACGCCGCAAAACTACTCGCTCGAACAGTACATCCTAGGCATCGGCCAGTACGCGGGCAACATGCAACTGAACGTGGTGACGCAGCGCGTCGCTATCGCCGACTTCTTCCTGCGCAATGCCTACGCGCTGGGCGAACAGGCGTTCCGTTCGGTCGACGCACTGGCGCAGCAAACCCTGTTCAATGCGTACATGGGCGGCAACACCCGCGTGCGCGTTACGCTGGGTTCTACCGGCCCGACCATCTCGGTCGACGATATCCGCGGCTTCCAGACCACGCTGAACGCACAAGGTCAACCGGTCGCCGTATCGGGTTCGAACCCGGTCAACGTTGTGGTGGGCGCCGATACCTATTCGCTCACTGGCTTCGCGGCGGATGGCACGAACGTTTCGACCGCGCCTGGCGGTGTGTCGGGTACGCTGACGTTCTCGACCAACGTGACGGTCTCGGACGGCACCGCCGCCCAACCGGTCATTTCGGCCGTAGCACCTTATGTGGTTCGTCCGAGCACTTCGGCGGCCAACGTGATGGCCCAGACGACCGCAGCGATCTCGTCGGCCAATGACATCAACAACGGCAAGCTGACGATGTCGATGATCCTGAACGCCAAGGCTACGATGTCGGCCAACGGGGTCCCGGTTGCTAACGACAGCGGCATGTACAACCTGTACTGCGATCCGTTGCAGGCAACCGGTCTGTACAGCGACCCAGCGTTCCAGCAATTCTTCCGCGGTCAGGTGACGACCGAAGAATACCGTCAAGGTATCGTCGCGCAACTCCTGGGTGTTCGCATCCAGGAAACCAACATGAACCCGGTGCAGACGCTCTCGGGCGTCGGCGTGGTGCGTCGCGGCCTGCTGTGCGGCCAGGGTGCACTGGTCGAGGGCGAGTTCACGGCAGACGCATACAACGCGGCGATGGAATCCGACGACGGCGACATGATTGCCGTGGTTGACGGCATCGCGCACGTGACGCGTGAGCCGCTGGATGCGCTCAAGCAGGTTGTGACGCAAACCTGGTCGTACATCGGCGGCTTCGTTGTGCCGACCGACACGACGACGACCGCCGCAACGATCCCCACCGCATCAAGCGCTGCGCAAAAACGCTGCGTGATGCTCGAATCGTTGTAATCAGGCAAGGGGACCGGAGCAATTCCGGCTCCTTTTCAAGCCCCTGTCCCCTCGGGGGCTTCATAAAGGAGATTCACATGCCCAGACCAGCCAAGCAGGAAGTGCCGGAAACCATCGAACCCGCGGCGCCGCGATTCGTACTCAAGAAGAATCACGGACTGACGATTCTCGGTAAGTCACATCGCCACTTCACCGCAGGCACGGAGTTTGACCCGGCCACGGATGCAGATCTGATTCTTCGGCTCATTCAGTCCGGCGCAATTTTCGAGTAAGCGATGGCTTTCACACCATTTACCCTCACCGATGCCCAGTTGACCGATGTGCGCCGTTTTTGCGGATACCCATTGCTCGGCGATGGAAATGTGGTGTTTCCGTACCCGTGGATCATGCGGACGTACTTGGCGCTCGAATACCGCCTTCAGCACATGAGTGCGAACGAGGGCGCAGTCGTCGTCAACACGTACCTCACGAACCTGTACACGCTGGAAAGCGCGATCCCGGGCACGAGCGCGAATCTGGATACGGACGTTGCCGCAGTATGGACACACAACAAGAATGAGCAGGCTGACCGTGATCGCCTGTTCGATTCGTGGCGCAAACGGCTGTGCAACTTCCTCGGCGTCCCTCCTGGCCCGAACTTCGGCGGATGCTCTAACGCGCTGGTGGTTTGAATGACAGTCATCGCGTGGGACGGGAAAACACTAGCTGCCGATCGCATGATGGAGATGAACGGCGGCAAGTTCCCGATTACAAAGATTCGTCGCCTGCTTGATGGCGCGCTGATTGGATCGGCTGGCGACACTCCGCGCGCAATGCAGTTGGCGGAATGGGTCGAAGGCGGCTGTGTTGCCGGCCAACTACCAGCCCCGCAAGGCGACATGTATGCCCGCTTGCTGCATATCCGGTTGGATGGAAAGGCAGTCCTGTACGCGAACAACGATCAACCGATTGTTGTCGAGCAGCCGTTCATGGCTATAGGCAGCGGTCAGGACTACGCAAACACAGCGATGTATCTCGGCCACGGCGCGCGACAGGCGGTCGCAATCACGTCTGAACTGTGTTCGTCGGTAGGCATGGGAATTGACACTCTGGAGTTGTGATGGACGCAGGACGACTTCAGCAGCTCATTTATAAGGGCTACGGCACCGCCGCAACGCACATCGGCCCCTGCTACAGCCTCTATCGCCCAACATCGGCCGCCAATCCCATCGCGCCAACAACGCTGCTCGGCACGCTAAACGCCAGCTTCAACGCGATGGACATGAAGTATGGCAAGCCGAATGTGTATGGTAAGCCGCTCTGGTACGCATTGCTGGATGGAACGGTTACGCAGGTAGGCGACTACCTCGTCAGCAATGACAAGACGTATTTCATCGCTGCCATGCAGACGACGCTGCCGATCCTCGCAGTGGATTGCAACCGCACACTGAACATTTTCCGCCCGCAGCAGCAGACTGCAGCCGGCGAGAATCCGTACGGTGGCACGATCGACTCGAACCAGACCGAACTGATGACGGCTTGGCCTGCTTCTGTGCTTCAGGGCACGAAGGGCGAGAAGGATGGCGCAGTTCTACCTGGTGACGTCCGCTTGCCCTGGTGGGCGATCCTGTTCCCCGCTTATCCCGGCGTCACACTTCTGACTGCCGACATCATCACCGACGATATTGACCGTCGCTACATCATCTCGAGTGCTGAATTGACGGATCTCGGGTGGCGATGCACGGCCATACAGGCGCAGACGTGAAAAATCATCAAATCCGCATTGTCAGTGACGGCACTCCTTTCGGCACCAAGGTATTCGACGCGGAGGGCAGCGAGATCAAAGGCTGCATCACGAAGGTCGAATGGTCCATTGAGGGCGGCAAGGTCGCCCAAGCCACGCTGACGTTTTCGGATGTGGAGGTCGATGTGTCGGGAGATGCGCCAAATGGCTGACATTTCCGATGTCATGAACACCATGGCCGCCCAGATCACGGGTTACGTATACCCAAACGGTACCGGCCAAACCTCCGTCACCGGCAAGACGATCAAGGTCTATCCTGGCTGGCCGACTTCATCATCGCTCGATGCGGACCTTCAGAACGACCTGACCAACGTCAGCATTTTCCC